CGAGCCGATCCGTAATGTTATCTGATCGCCTGCCGCGCCATGAACAGTAAAGCGGAGACTGTGCTCGACGTTTGTAGTGGTGGTGGCAACGGATTGCTGGGCCCGGCCGCCGCTTGCGGAAATAATCCCGCGGCCGTTTGCGGCATCATGCGTAAAGGTGCCCGCCGCGGCGGTCCAGCCAGACACGTTGCTCGTGAATGTACCGTTTGTAATCGACGCGCCGACGTCCGCTGCACTGATAACAGCCTGGTTTTTTAGAAACCGGATCGATCCGTTGGAAAGCTCCAGGCAATAGGCTTGCACATTTGAAAATACAAATGGCAGCAACCAGGAACGGACATTGTGGTCTTTGGCCTCGGTGATAAAACGAGTCCCAGGCCTGTACGTGAAACCGCCCTGCGGCATTGGCAAGATGTTCTCAAAAATGGCACCAGCGTTTGGATATTTCTGGAATTGAACCCGTGCAGCCATTTTCTCGCCGAATTCGCCGGCGTTGAATGATTCCTGGTTGGGTTGTGTCTGCACGCTCATGAGGCTGGTGGATCTCCAGGCTCATAGCTGGCACGGCCGCCGAAACGGGCCATAATAAAATCGCTCTCCGGGAGTTGATCGGCCATGTTCTGGATCGCATCAGTCGATTTTGCAAAAGGAAGATCCTGATCGTGGAATTGACTGAAGAGTTCCTTGGACAGGGTCACAGAGCTGGACAGCGCTGTAGCGAGCTGCGCTGCAATAATTTTTGCCAGGGCTCGGCGGAAGGTGGGTGGCATTTGGTTTGGGTCTTCGACTCGCGCCACGTAACGTAGATAGATATCGTCTGCATCTGTGACGATCCGGAAGCCCTCGATACGATACGGAATCTGATCCTCTCCGTGGTCGTGTTCGTGGATGGAGATGACCCGGATGAAGTCCGCTGGGAGCTGGTATGCGTGGTCCCACTGGAATGCAGGGGCTTCATCTTCCGCTAATTGCGCCAGCTTTACCCGGCGCGTTGCGAAGTTCCAGTGATGCATATCGAGACATAGATCTCGCATCTCATCATATATTAATTCAGCCGCGTTTGCCTCTTTCGTGCCGGACGTCAGGCTCGTGATCTGCTTCGAGTGCTTGATCAGTTGCAGCGCGGTGTTGACGATCGAGACTTCACTCGCCATGGGTTAGGCCGCCTTCTTGATTGGCGCTGGCTTTGCCGCCTTCTTTGGTTTGTTGAAGGACTGCCAGGGCCCAGTGGGTTCTATTACAGTATCTGTGGGTGTGATCGATAGAACTTCATACCAGCGCTTCGACCAGGATTTATCCTCGTGTTTGATGTTAACGCGGATCTCATCTCCCGCAGCAAAGTAGCGGCTAGATACGTTGTGGAAGTAGTTGTCTACATCGATGTCTTCTTTTGCGTGATGCTCGGGTGTGTAACTGAACTGGCTGCCAAATTTGAGTCTTGAGATGTACTCAATATCTTCGGGTCGGCTTCGCGCTGTCATGGTTGACCTCTCGTTTAATTGAACAAAGAAGAGGGGCGACCCGAAGGCCGCCCCTGATCCATTTAGTCGCCGTCAGTCTCTGCAACGGCAGTGCCGTCCGAGACGTCGACCACAGTACCCGTGTTGCTTAACACAGTGCAGAAGTTGGTCGTCGGCGTCGCTGTGTCCACGACTATTATCAAGTCGCGAACGCCCAGCATGTTAGCAGCGTCGTTAAAATATCCGGCGCTGTTAATCGCAGCAATTGCGTCGTCTCCGGATGTGTAGACCCAGAGTTTCCAATTATTGCCGTGAGCGAGCTGGGACAATGTAGATGCAGTGAAAGCCATATCTAAGTTCTCCTTTAGCTCGTGGCGATGGCGGTTGTGTCATTGAGGTTGCCTTCAATAACGCCGGTGTCGTCAATCATGACGGCACCACCACTCATCATATGGTTGATGAAATACGCAGCCCGGTCGCCGTGCCACGTTATGTCTGCACTGACGTTTTCGCCCGCGCTGACGTTCTTGTCCGCTTTCTGAATCGCGTATCCAATTGCATTTTTGTGGTACACGAAAATCTTGGCGGTGGAGGTGCCTTGCCCAGGTAAGCTGGGAAGCATTCCCCATTTGACCCCCATCCAGTCGACAAACTTTCGGTGCCCTGGAATGCCTTCACCGAAGGGCAATCCGTTGGCGCCGACATAGTCGGAGCTGGCAAAGGATTCGACAGTCATCGCCTGCGCGTAAGCACGCGGGGTCAAAATGCCATAACGCATTCCGTCGTTTGGAACGGAATTAGCGTCAAGTGCCTCTACCATGGCGATCAAACTGGCCTGAATAGCGGCGGCCGATGTCACGGTGTACGTGACTGTGCCCTGAGACGTGCTGTCCAGTACAGTTGTGATCTGCTCGTCAACCTTACGACCAAGGCTCATCGCGCCGGATTTGGCATAAGCCAAACGAACGTCGATGTTTACCTTGGCTTCATCAAGGCTGTCTGACCACTCGCCGGCGTAGAAATCAGCAAGCGTTACAGACGGTGCAGTGTGGGTCACGTTCATGGGCGTGATTTCGCCATGGCGTGATTTGGTTGTTGCGGTTCCAGTGCCCAGTTTTTGGAAATGAGCAGTGGAGCCAACGATGCCGTCCTTGAGAAATACCGTATCTTTCAACATGCTTCCCTCACGTTGGAAGACGTGGTGGAGATCTGTAGTATACTCTTGAACGAAGGCCGTTGTCACAGATGTTGCCATCGTGATTTACTCCTAAGTTGTTGATAAAGTTGCATAATCAACATCTCTCGGGATAGCTCACCTCTACATAAGCGGGGTGCCCTGTCGGGGCCGCGGACAGTCAATAGGCAGGCGCCTTGAGTTGTTAGTGTACACCGCCGGGGTCTGGGCTGCGCCGTCGCGCAGGGTGCCAGGTCAGGCGTTGCTATTCTGAGGCAGGTGCCTCGGAATTCTTCAGTAGATCGATCGCCTTGATGATGTCGCCGACGGTTGAGAAATCTGCGTCCCAGACCGCGGGTATCTTGACGTCGTAGGCAGTCTCGATCTCAAATATTAATTCAACGAAGTCGAGAGATTCGATATCGAGATCCTCGAGCATCGTGTCTTTAGTAATCCATTCAGCCGGCATCGCGCTGCGATCCGCGATCAGCTCTATAATTTTATGCATCAGTGCGACGTCAGGTCAGAGGAGCTGGCGCGGTACATCCATACTGGTGTCGTCTTGCCAACCCAGCTTCCCTCAATATTGAAATTGAAGTGCTCGATCGCCTCTTCGTTAGTCATACCGTCACGATCCATGAGGATCTCGATCACACGGTCGATGGCATATATCACTACTGCGGGTTGCCCGCAGCGGACCCCGACGCCGATAATTGCGTCGTCGAGCCCCAGAGCGGTCGTGTACTCATCACCTTCTTGTAAGTACATCAGATGCTTCTACCGGCCCCGACTATAGAATCGTTGCCGTGTAGTTTTTCGCCGAGTTGTGCGCGCTGTTCGGACAAGCGCGACGCTTGCATACGATCACCCCTTTGGTATGCGGTATGAATATCATTCGATAGCTGGTCATATTGAGTTTGCATATCCGCCGCAGCGTCCGAGCCGGCAATACCGAACCGGAGCTGACCCTCGTTCGTCAAACGCCCTACCTCGGCCATGCGTCGAACAAATGCCGGATGGCTACCAAGCAGGTTACCGTCGCGAAGCTCGAGGTTCGCGAGCTCGGGCGTTTGCGTCAGATAATCTTTTGCGAACGCCACATTTTCATCATAGCTGGCGCCCCACTCCTTGCGGAGGTCGGCCTCGGCCTGGTTTAAATACTCGCCATCAAGACGTGCGCGCTCGGCCTGGCCGGCGGCCTCGATCTCGAAATACTTCGAGACCATCTTGTCGACGACGGCCTGGCTGGCGCCGGCGGCGTGCATATCGCCGACGATCTCTTTCAGCGGTGCCTGGTAGACGTCGGTCTTGAAAACCTCCGCGTCCATACCCGCAGGCGCCTCTATGACATAGTCGTCGACCGAGTCCGGGACACCCATCTGTTTATTGAACTTGGCGCGGTCCTCGTCCGACGCATCTTCGCCTGGCATCTTGACGCGCTGCGAGAGCTCACGGTTTGCCTCGTACAGAGCCGAGGCCATCTTTTCCGGTGTGGTGTACCGGCCTGCCAGGTTGCGGACTTTATCGTCCTCGATTCCCTCGGTCCATGGTGAGCCTGACGCGTTGTCAGAGCTGGTTTCAGTCGCAGGGGCATCGGTGGCCTCCGGGGTAGCCGTCTCCTCGACAGCGCCTTCGGTCAGTTCGTCGGACATCTATAGTTCCTCTATGTTGTTAAGGTCGGCGTATAACGCTGCCTTGATGCGGGCAGCGATCTCTCTTTTCCCAGCCCATCGCTGGAGTTCGTTTGGATCGATCGGCGGTACACGGCCGTCATCGTCCGCGACGTCGTACTCGCCACACCAGCTCATGATTATGAACAGGACACGCTTTCCGAGGTACGGATCCTCGAGAAACAACTTGCGAAAATCCCTCGCAACATCCGCCGGTCCGTGTCGTTGTAAGTCGACAGCCGTTACAAGCTGCTTATGAAAGTCCTCGAGATCCGGCTCGAGGCAGAACTCATCAGCCACCTAACGCACCGCCTACGGCCTGGGCGAGCTGCGCTACTTGTTCGTCGGATTCAGCTTCGTCTTCTGGGGGCGCGCCCCGCGGCGCTCCACCGCCGCCGGCCGTGAGCTGACCGATCATTGGCGCCATCTGTTGCATCGTCTGCATTTTCTTTTCTTGCTGCATCTGCATGGCTTTCATCTGCGCTTCCTGTTCGACCATCGCGTCAGGCTTGATCAGCTCATGGGGGAAGTCGTTGGACTTGGCGATGAACTTCGCATACTCGTCAAAGTTAAACCGGTCCATTATCTCTGGCTTGATCTGTCCGATCTGCAATACCTTATCCATCGCCATCGAGACACCAGCCTCCTCGATCTGGCGCTTGGCTTTCTCGACCGGGCTCGCAAAGCGGAATGTAATGTCTTCGCCCTGGAGCACGTCGGGGATCTCCTCTAGAGGACCGAATGCGCCTTTTCGCAGGAGGATATTGAATGACCGTTCAGTTAGGACGGAGGTATAGCTCTTCTCTAATCCACCTAGCAGACTTCCAACCTCGCGGACGAAGCTCTCGCGACGCTCCAAGACCTCGGTCGCCGTCATGGTCGGACCGCCGATCGGGAGACTGAGCACGTTCTTGAAGAACAGTTGCATGATCGATTCGCGTTCTGCTTGCTGGGCGTTCAAACCCCACGGGATCTGTGCCGCGGAATCCATTTGCTGAAACGGCTTCGAAAGACCAAGGTTTCTGATCGCCTTGGCGTCGTAATACGAAACGCCGCCAGGTCTGAGCTGCGGTGCGTTGACCATACTGTCGGACGGCAGTAGCCATGGTGGATCGACGGCCCGGTGCAGGGCCCGCAGCATTGTCTTGCCCATCTGATTCAATGTGAGCACCGACGGGAGTGCCAGTGTTCCAACACCGCGGCCAAACGCTTCATTCGATCGTGTGTCCCAGCGCGGTATAAAAAACGGCATCTCTTCATAGCCGCTCTCCTCGATAACGTGCTCGCTGTCAACATCGATCACGATCGAGGAATAAGCCATGTCTGTGTTCGACCGGCTCATCGGATCAAACTCAAACCGCTGAGATACGCACCAGATATATTCAGACTTATCGTCCCTGGCTTTCTTGTTGGTCTGCCGCAATCGCTCTTTTGTCTTCGCGCCAAGGTTCTCTTCGCCGAACAACATCGCCGCCTGGCGTGGGCTGTACTGTTCGGCAACGAAGACGCCGACGACCTCATTTAATCCGTCGACATCCAGGTACACTTTGTTCAGATGAAATGCCTTATACATCAGGCCCGACATATCTGGTCGTAGGCCTACATATCCAAGGCCCGTGCCAAAGGTGACGAGGTCGTCATCGACTTCTCCCGTCGCCTCGATGAACCCGGCGGTCGGGTTGTACATTTGCTGCCACAGCGTGTTTTCGGCGTTATCGATCCAGCCCTTGACCTCTACATCGTCGAGGAGCTCTTCACGATATGCGGGCACGATGTCGAACCATTTGCCGCCACTGGTCGACTTTGGTCGCAGCATCCCGGAGATCGCATTGACCAGGCCACGCTTTGCGATGATCGGTTGTGTGTCGTAGATGCGGGCGTCGTTTCGGTTCTTATAGGATGACGTGTTCATGAACCCACAACGCTCGGGCGCCAGCACCTCGGCAATCTCTTCCCAGAGCTGGTTCAGGTTTGTGCGTTCTGCTTTGCGCTGCTTGAATTTGTCGAGCGTTTGCTTGACTAGCTGTTCGGTCATGCGTCACCAAGTAGTGTTGCGCGCTTTTTCATGCCTTCGATACCAGTTTGATATTTACCCAAGGTCAGTCACCAAGTAGCGTCCGGCGTGCAGTCGAAGCCGTCTCCATGGCACCGGTGCCGCTGGTGTTGATCGTTGAGCCTAAACCACTGCGGTTGCGCGCAATGCGCGATGCCTCTTCCTTCTTCGCCCTCACCTCGGCGTCAGATTCTTTCTGAGGTACAGGTGCCGCAGCGGGTAGACTGGGTGCTTTGGGAGCCATTTTTCCCATTGGTCTAATCTCCTAGTTTTGTTGACATTACCGGGCCGCAACTCTCAAACCCGTGTGACTTCATCAGTCTGATAAAAAGCAACTGCTCCGCGGCACTGAGCCCGGCGGTTGCAGTGGTAAAAACGTGCGAGCAGTTTCGCAGGCGCGCCCATTTAAGAATGTCTTTTACAGCGACCATCGAGACGTCGCCGCGACGGTGTTCCTTCACGACCCAGAACTTGCAGACGTAGGCGAGCGGCTGGAGATGAAACTCCCAGGATGCCGCCACGAAGGATCCGCCAACCGGTACGCCGTCGCGCTCCACCAGAAGGATGTCCGACGTGTCGTTGTCGACCATCCAGGTCAGATAATTGCGGCCAATGTCCCGAGACCAGGATAGCCCCCAGGACGATTCTGCATTCATCTGTTCCGCACCCTCGAGAATGAACTCGATGTCGTGTTCGTCGGCAACGCGCGATGTGATTGTGATCATCAGTAGCGCAGTCCATCGTATTCCATTTCCGGTGGCGGTGTGCGCCCAACGCTTGGTCGGCCGCGTGACCGGGCCCGAGGTCCAACATCAAGGTCGCCGGCATTCCAACCATACACAACGGCGTCACCTCTGTCGGGTGACCGTCCAAGGCGCTTGATGATGTCTTGCTTGCCTTCGACGTAAATTTTTGGCGGCTGTCCTGGTCGCACGCTGTAAGTCGGTGCCGTCAGGTCAGCTTGTAGCTTTGGATCCAGCGGTAGCGCCACGTTGAGCCCGTAGTCCGGATCCAATGCTTCCCGCAGTCGCCACCACATTTCACTGCGATGATTGTAGAACGCGAAGTTGCCGTCTCTTGTGTGCCCTGTTGCCCTCTCGGCACCGTTCATGGCTTCAAACGGAAGGCCTGCATTCTTCAATGCGGTCTCGGCGTCGGCGCCAATGCCGATCGAATCGACGGCAACGACGGCGTTTTCTCGTAGCATTCCTGCTGCGAGCGCCGCGACGCTGGGCCCGTCCGGTGTTTCCGAACCTGGGACGACAACGAGCTCGTCGAACCAGGCACCGTATCGCATCGCAAAGACTGTGTCGTCGCGTCCGCCCCTAGCAACATCAAGCCCAATACAACCGAGAGGCTTATCGCCTTTACCAGAACGCCAGCGCTCATTTGCTTGTAGCACCCATGGTGTTGGTATGACCTGCCATTCATCATCCTCCCGCGCCGCCATGAAATTGCCGTCTCGAATCGCAGAGCGCAGCGGCTCAGGCATTGCGTCCAGCGTCGCCTGGTAATTCGTCGATACCAGGAACGGGTTGTCGGCTAACGCTGCCGGTATGAACGTCCGGCTGCGCGGCACGTAATCCTTGTGATCGAACGTCCTGATGTCGTCGGGACCGTCGACCTCCATGTCTCGGCCGTCAGGGTCGACGATGAACCATCTGAGCTCACCGTGCTCGGCTGGCCTTGTGTGTGTGATATCCAACCAGGGTCGAAACATTCCGATCACCCAATCGCCGGCTGCGGAGATCGGCGGGTTGCTCGCCATAACCGTCCGCACTCGTTGCTTGTTATCGCCGCCGAGC